TCACCATCAACGAGTGATAAGGAGGTAATTAACCAATGGCAACTTACAAGTCTGAAGCTGGTGCTATTCTGCAGCCCGGCAACCAAATCAACCGCCTGTCCTCCTACAACACCGAAGGTGTTTATGCGTGGCCTGGTGTTGAAGCTTATGAGCTGATCGGTTATGCCAAGATTTCTAACCTGGCTGCCGACAAAGCAAACAACAAGAGCTTCGATCTGATTGTTCCTTCCCCCGACCGTCGCGTTGACGACCGGGTCCGTGACAATCGCACTTCGCTGGTGGTGCAAGCTGACGCAACTCGTCCCGCTTACATCTATTCGGCCTCCATTTCGATCGCTCAGGACATCCCCAGCACTAACGAGCCTGGTTTCCCCGCTCAGCCCATCACGGCTGACCTGGGTGGCACCACTGGCGAGTTCATGCTCTTCGGTCCTGACAACAGCGGTTCGCCCTTCGGCGTCCCCTCCACCCAAGCCAACGGTCTGGCTGCTGCTACTGCAATCACTTCGGCTGCTGCTAGCAATGCCTTTGCTCAAGGCGTGGAAGACGTTTCCGTCGCCGAACTGCCTTTCTGGACCACCGTTACCACCGCTGGTATCGACGACCAGGACGCTGCGAACTCCATGTTCTTCCGCGTCACTGCCGATACCACCTTCAAGGTGTACAACGTGAACGGCGTGACCTCCACCACCGTTGACGGTGATGGCGTGTTTATCTCCCAGGCTGACTCCGATGCTGGCAAAGCTGCCTACATCGTGTGCCGCGTCAACTACCTGCGTCCTGCCGCTGCTGCGAACTTCGCTCAGATCCAGGGCTTCCTTGACTTCGCCTCCCAGGTGGGCGGTAGCGATAGCTGATAACTCAGTTCTCGTTCTAGTTAACATCGCGGGCCTTCCGGCCCGCTTTTTTTATGGGCAGCAAAGATTTACTTTGGTAAGCTATCGAGAGGAATATTGAACCCACATGCTGTACCAATATCGCCCGACGGGTGGTCTTGTTGAGATGGTTTCTAAGCATGGCGACGGCATCATTATGTGCGTCGATGCTCAGGACGAAGTTATCTACGTTGAGGAAGAAGATCTCATTCCACACCTCGAAGCGACGACAGAAAAAATTAAAACCGAAGAGCGTCTTGCTGCTGATCTGAGCGCAGACGGTGTGAAAGATCCCAAGCTGACGAAGCGTGAGACCTTCCCCGTCGACACCCGTCTGAACATCAACAACGCTTCTGCACGTCAGATCGCTGATGCTCTGCCTGGTGTGGGCCTCAAGACTGCACGTGACATCAAGGACCTGCAGACCACCATGGCTGGCGAACGTTTCCAGCGCCTGGAGCAACTCCGTGGTGTGAAACGCGTTGACTGGGATGAGATCTTCAAGGAGAACCTAGTCCGCGTCGACTGATAATTTGCGCGTGGTATTGTGTTATTAGGCATATCGAAGTCCTGATCTGCCTTTAACGCATTTCACGAATAATGCAACTCGATAGTTTCCTTAAATCTAAGGTTCGCTGGCACCTTGGTTATAACTTAACGTCTATACCAGCAGGTGACTTAGCGCGTCTCGAGGAGGCTCTCGATAACATCCAAGATTCGTATTGGTATTCGAAGATCGTTGAGCAGGTAAATCGGTGCGACGAGGCTGAAAAACGCACCGACATGACTGGCAGCGTGAATAACGATACTGTGCCTCGTAGCCGCATCGAAAGTATTGCGGGTGATGTCGATCGTACGATCGCAACTTCAGATTTTAAGGACACTCTTAAGACGTGGACGCAAATCTATCTCTACGAGACGGATCGCTTAGCCATGCATCTTTATGTCCCCAACTACCGAAACCCCGAGCAAGCTCGGTATCGGTTTAACCGCGAAGGCGCTGAGTTTATCCAAGCGCTTCCCGGCCCTGCTGATGTTGCCGTTGGTACTCGGCTCATGCTTGAGTCCAGCTTCCGTTAAAGCCAGTCATTCAGCGATCGTCATGTCAACCGATTTTCGCCAAGTAGCTAGGCAAAAAGCACAAAAATACGGCCTTCTGCCTGAGGTTTTTGAACGTCAGATTGAAGCTGAGTCTGGTTTCAATCCTCAGGCACGTTCTTATGCTGGTGCTCGTGGCATCGCGCAGATTATGCCAGCAACTGCACGGGGTTGGGGCGTCAATCCAGACGATCCTGTTGCCGCACTAGACGCAGCTGCTAAAAACATGGCAGCATATACAAAGACGTTCTTAGGTGGCAAAGATCCCGGTAAAGAAACAGATCCAGCAAAACTTAGGACGGCAACTGAAAAAGCTCTTCGTGCTTACAATGCTGGCCCTGGTGCAGTTGAAGCCAGCAAAAGGTATGCCGAGACCAATGCTTACGTCAACAAGATTATTGGTCCCGACAAGTTTAGTTTTACGGAGGCATTAGGAACCAAGCAGCCCCCTGAAGTCACGCAAGAACCTAAGAAAGTTGGTGGGCGTAAGTTTCTTATCTTCAAAGATATTCCTGCTCAGGTCGATCCTTCGCAGTTCTTGGGTGACTTCCTGCTAAAGGATACACTTCCGGCAAAGATGCCGATGATGAAACCTGTATTTGACCCTGTGAGTCTTCTTACACAGGCTGCGATGCAGACTCCGAACTATCTGGGAGATATCTGACGATGGCACAACTTCCTGTCGGCTCTGTCGCTAAGACTGGCGAGGACATTTTTCCTACCACTGGCGAACATTTGGACGTTCGTGTCCTGAAAGAAGGAAAATACATTGATCCAGGCACTATTCGGTCCCTCCTAACACGTTTGAAGGTTGGGAAAGACCAGAAGTCGCTCTGGGAACAGCAAGCCGGTCAGTGGAAAGAGTCGTTTCCCATTACTTCCGGCTTTGGTAAGCGCAAAGCGCCCACCGCTGGTGCTTCTACACAGCATTTAGGCCATGATTACGGTATTGCTGGAGGAACCCCGCTCACCTGGACAGGTCCTGGGACTTATACGCCACAGAAGGGCTACGGGGTCATCAAAACGACGGATGAGGCTGGCACGCCTTATGAAATTCGTCTCCTGCACACCAAAGGCGCCGCAAAAGGTGAAGTTCAGGCTGCTCCGGTGCAGAAAGAAGCGCCTGAACAGCGTGTAGGAGATACTTACATCATCATGCCAACTCCTAAATCAGGACAGGCATACGATCCCTATAAATATCTTGCAAATTTTATTGGTGAGTCCGACATTCGGCCTCAGTTCAAGCCTCAACAGCTGTTTGATCCTGTTTCTTTGCTCACACAAGCTGCTACCCAGACTCCGAACTATTTCAAGTGATGAGATTCGCTTCTGTGCCCGGCTATACACAAAGTTTTCCGGTTACATATCAAAATATGTACAACGATTACACGCTGACAACAGCCGGGTTCAGTGATCCATTTAATCAGACGCGCAGAGCTGAGAGCCATCCTTGTGATTTCGTGGTTGGCTATAACGGAAGCAACGATCCTCGTTTCCAGTTAAACAATCCGGCGTATATGCGTGAGGTTTCACGCTCGCATGCTGATAACATTCCGCCTGTTATTCTTAATAAGAGGCCGGTACAGAATCAGTTCTAATGGCATATACAAAACCTGAAATGCGTGAGCGCTTGAAAGCGCGTATCAAAGCAGGCTCTAAAGGAGGTAAGCCTGGCCAGTGGAGCGCTAGGAAAGCTCAGATGCTGGCTAAAGCGTATAAAGAGAAGGGCGGTGGATACAAAGGTGGCAAGACCGAGAAGCAGAAAGATCTGACCCGTTGGGGTAAAGAGAAGTGGATGACTAAAGAGGAGTACGAAAAGAAGGACTGACTTAAACTGTATATAGCTCAGTCAGTTTCATGGCCCTTACATATTTTCAGGACACTCTTTTTAGTATTAGCACCCAACTGGATGCGCCTGGTTTAGGGACTTTGGTGGAGGTGGCGGCCAACGATGGGTTCCGCACCACTGATTACACACTCATTGCGATCGTTAGTAATATCAATACATCTGTGACTGTTCGCTTAGACGGCAGCATCGATGGAACTAACTTCGCTCCGATCATTGCAGATCAGGTCATCAGTGCGAATGGTCCTCATGTTTTCAGTGTTGGCAATCGGCCTGTTAAGTGGGTTCGCCCTCGCTTTGTGAGTGAGGCAGGCGGTACAGCTGCCCTGGTTACTTTTAATGTGGCTGCTGCGTGATGAAGAATCCAAAAGTAACAATTGTTCTTAATAAAAAGGTCACTGAAGTAGGACCGTCTTGCCCGAAAGCAACAGTTGATGTCGAAGAGAACATCAAAAATCGGGATTGGACTATAAAGAATTTTGGCTACGGTCCTTTAAATCCAGATGCTCCAGATCCTGGTTTCTGGGAGAAGAAGGCCAATCTTTGGAAGACAGATCTCGAGACAGTACAGACAGCTCGTTGTGGAAACTGCGCTGCTTTTGATCAGTCTGAGAAAGTTATGAACTGCATTGTGGAGGGCATCAATGAAACTGAGTTGGCTGATCCTCGTGCCGTTGTTTGTCAAGCCAATTTAGGTTATTGCCAACTTTTCAAATTCAAGTGTGCAGGCGACAGAACCTGTGACGCTTGGCTTCACGGTGGACCGATTAGAGGCTGATGAAAAAACAAACAGAAAACAAGATTACAAAGATCATCGGTGAATTAGAGAAAGCCTCTAAGACTCACAAAAGCCAGGCTGAGAGGCTTGGGACGATACTCTCTGTATTGAAGGGGGCAAATAAGAGTGGCTGACAAAGCAATTGAGCCCGGTAAGAAGGGCACAGAACGCTACCTTCCGGAGAAGGCTTGGGCCAAGCTTTCTCCAGAAGAGCGTGAGCGGACTGATGAAAAGAAAAAGCGGGAATCCCGTGAAGGTAAGCAGTTCGTAAAGAACACTGAACGTGCAAAGAAAGCACGACGTGCTGTATCTTTAGCCGAGAAGAGGAAGCAAAGCCGTGGTTAAACCTGGAACAAGACTGGGCTATATGCTTGGGCTGAATAGAGATGTACGTCCTTACGAGCGCCCCGTACCCACCGGAGAAGAGAAATTTCAATCTCTGGTTGGCGAGCAGGGTGGTTACTCCGCCGTTGGTCGTTTACCACAGGGAGAGTCCCCCGGAAAAGGTAAGCGCAAGGCAGGAGACGGGCTAAACTTATACTTAAGGCAAGTATTTGGTGAAGGTAAGTTTGCTCTGTTGCCGCCTATGAGCGCTGGAGGGAATCCACCACTAGATGACTTAAGCGAAACTGTTTAACGATGGGTGCTACACGATCTACCACCGGCTCTTATTCAACAGGAATGACGGCTCCCACACGGGAAGCCACTGCTGAGAAGCAGACCCAGACTTTGACTCCCGGTGTTGGTACTGGTTATGAACAGCCCAACTACCAAGCAAGTAAGAGCTCAGTGAGCCCCTCCAGCTATCTGGAGCGCACCAGGGAGACCGCTGCTGGTACACCTTCTGACAGCAGCTATGTCGGTGAGATGCGCCGCGCAGGTTCTCAAGCTTTTGGTCAGGCCCTAGGTATTCAGATGCCTACTGAGTCCAAAGATGAAGAGGCTGGAATTAAGGCGACTAAAGTTTCCGGATCGCGGATGGCCGGTGACATCCTTGGCCAGCTTTCTGCTGGTACTGATGATGAGTTAGATCCCTCTAAGAAGGTCAACTCCTCCATTAATGATCTGCGCTACGGCCTCGGCGGTGGTGCTAATCAGCAAGCCAGCCCCTACACCTCTGCCTTCCAATAGATCTAAGAACCATGGCCTCTAAGAATAAAATGCCTCCCGAGCTTCTCGCTCACTTCAAGAAGAAGCAAGAGGACAAAGCCGGTAAGGAAGAGTCTCCTGAAGCCAAGAAAGAAGGCGACAAACAACGCCGTAAAGAGGCCGTGAAGAAAGCCCGTATCCGGATGGAAGAAAAGAACGGCAAAGATAAGGACAACAAAGAAGGATAAGTTGTCTGCATTAGAATCAGGAAATCGAGCATAACCTAAGCAGAGAAAAGGAGCGTCGAGTCCCTTGTCTAGTTCGTCCAGTAACAAGCAGCCCTTGCTGGTTGACCGGCCAGCGACAACCTCAACCCTGTTGACGGTTGCTTCCGGTCAGTTGTTTGCCACCAGCTTGATCCCTACAGCTGTTGGTAACGCTACTAAAGTTTTCGACGTTGATTCGGGTCTTACCGATACCTCGATCAGTGGCGCCTACATCGATGAAATCTGGTTACGTTATAGCCGCAATAACAATATTTTTATTGATGCAGCGACTGCTGGAGCTGGCACGTACGCCCAATCTGGCACCACTGATGTTGTTGTTACTCTGGCAAACCATAACCTCAAGGTTGGCCAGCAAGTTCATTTAGATTACACCAGCGGTACTGCCGTTGATGAAACTGCAACGGTCAGCGCAGTCACGGCTGGCACCTTCACTGTTACCAGTGCAGGAACATTAACCACCAGCGGCAACGTGAATGTTCACCAGCCGACTGATGTTTGTTTCTATCTGGTAAACACTGGCACCGTCACCAACACGAACCAATTCTTCCCGCTGTTTGTGGCAAGCATCCCCAGCGTCGTTGGTGATCAGTTCTACAGCTTGACATTGAAAGAGGTGCTGCCTTTCGTCAACCATCCTGTTGTTCAGGCTGGTGCAAACTTCGGCTCCGCAAACAATGAGGTTGCCCCGAAACAGCGCGGCCTGATGCTTCAGCGTGGCCAGGCTATCTACGCTGCTGTCAGTGGCACCACGGCCCTTACAAACGGCTTCTACGTCAACGTCCAGGCTGGTTACTATTGATCTAAGCCATGCCGCGAAACAAATCATTTTTTGGCGGCAGCTTTGATAAGAATCTGGTTGGCGGGTTCAGCGCTGCTATCGAGAAGCAGTCTCGTACGTTTCAAGATAGAGGTCAAAACCCGTTTGACTTTACGCCGTCGAATTCTGAACTTAGTAGCGATATTCGTTACTACAACCAAGAATCTTTATGGGCTCGTTGGCGACGTGGCTACGAGCTCTACTGTTTAACGCAAACTTTATTTGGTTCCCAGTCCACAGGACGTAACAGCCGTGGAGACTTTCGGATGTACTGCGCATTCCAGCAGTTCCCGAACGTCTTCATTCCGGCTCGGATGTTCATGTTCCCCAGCAGTCGAACAGAGATCGGGGAGCAGATGGTCGGTGTTCGTGATACCAATAGCTTCAGCTTCTACAATTTCGGCCTTCCGATCGATTCCGTACGCTATTTAACTATTGCTCAGAACGCCACGTACTCTCAAGCTGGTACAGCACTGACGATTACGTGCTCTGATCACGGTTATGCAACGGGTGACAACGTCTACATCAAGATAATTACTGGCGCGGGCGCTTCAGAGACGCTCCCAATCACTGTTACTGGCCAAAATACGTTCACTGCAACTGCTGCTGCGTCGCTAACTACGACTGGTACAGCAAAAATTCAAAAAATTACGACCTTTGCTGACCCGTTTTGGACGGAACAGCGTGTTCGGATCCGTTTTATCCCGACGCCAGTCAACTTCTTTGCTGGTGAACGTCTAGCTGACCGGATTTTAGAGCGAGATCCGGGGATTTTCTCTGTTTATTCTCGTGGAGCGACGACCACGGTGACCGTAACGTGTACTTCGGCCCATGGTTTGTCGACAGGTAACGAAGTTTTCTTAGCAGTGACCTCTGGTGCCGGTCAGAGCGGTCTGTTTGAGGTCACTGTTCTGAATGCGACTCAGTTCACGGTTGAAAATTACGCCACAGGATCGACTTCTGGCAACCTGATTGTCAATAGACGGCTGCGTGGTTACAACTACGAGGATTATGTCGGCTATACGGTCACAGGAACTGACCCTGATACCAACGAAATCCTCTTCCAGCGGGCAGACAGCTATGGCGCATCGACTTCCAACGGGATTACAAGCACTGTCGTGCCTGCTCACCGTGGTTTTACCACCGGACGGTTCCTGACAACTGAGATTCGTTACCAGTGCACGTGCGCCGACTTCATGCGCAGAGAGAATCTGGACGTTACGTCTGAAGCACAGAAGCGGCGGTTCCCTTCGACGCCTCTTACGTCGTTAACAGGTGGCACTAGGATCGATCGTGACGGTAATACTGTCAATGCGACTGACGATGTTGGTGTTTTCTCCAGCATGAAGTTCGTTAACATCAATAACTTCTACCAAATCCCTGAATACCAAGACACAGCCGAATATTCTTACAACAATCTGAAATATTATCAAATTCGGTGGTGTAAACATATCTATGCCGCGATGTTTTCGATTGTTCACGACGAAGGGAACGATCCGATCAACATCACGTCTACCTACACCCAGTCAGGCGGTCCAAATATTACTGTTACGGCTCCGAATCACGGGTTAGCTGCTAATACTCGTATTGAACTTGAAATTACCAGCGGAAACGTTACCAGTGGAGAGTTCACGATCACTCAAATCGTTAACGAGAACCAATTTTTAGTTGTAGCTCCTATTTCACTGACCACGTCAGGGTATTGCGTGGTGCGGAACTTGAGAAATCACGAATATGTTCGTACCTGGCTGTATGAGCCAAACGATCAGCCAGTTGGTGAGGCTTTAACCAAGTTCTACGAGCGTTTTCATAAAGAATTTGACCGGACTCGTGAGCAATTAGATCGCATGAAGATGATGGGATATGGAATGCCCTGGACTGGCGCCTTGTCGATTACCGGTGACAGAAACCAGCCTGTTCAGGTTGGAAACTTCACTCCTCAGCTGCTGACGATGATGGCAACTGACTCCATTCGTCGCGATTCGGAGGGGAATCTTAACCGAGAAGGTATAACTCAGAACAGCACAACAACGACATTATTTATGATGCAGAAGCTGCTTAATATCCCGGTTAATTTGCTGAGTGATGCCAAGTTTGGCATGCTCGATCAACCGCTTACGGATTATACGGCTGACTTCCAATTTGCTGAGATTGACTGCGAAACCTATAGGAATGGTGTACCAGTACGGACCACGATTGAGGCTCTGGATTGTGGTACTTATGTGAATGGAGGCCGAACCACAGCTCCATTTGCTAATATTGATTGTGGTGTTTACATTAATAACTAATGACAACCCAGATATTAAGGCTGCGCTCCAGTCTTCTGTATGACAGGGTATTCCCCAACCGTCTGGGTGTCGGTGAGTTAGCACTCAACCTGAATGCTACTGAGCCTGGTTTATATTTTGCTGATACACAGTCGACGCCTGAACTCATCAAGGTTGGACCTATCCACGTCGGCGCTACTGGTCCGAACAATGCCCCGACTGGTTATGCAAGTTTCAGCCTGGGGGAGAGCTGGTTAGATCAGAGCAGCACAAATATTTTCCGCGTTTACGACGGTACATCTTTCGAGCCAGTGCGTGCAGTCGCTTCTACGTCTGCATCAGGCTTCCCATCGAACCCCATTGATGGTCAGCTTCATTACGATAAATCAGGACCGACGTTATCTATTTTTAACGCAACAACTTCTGCTTGGGAAGCTATTTAGTGGTTGATCTGGTTGTTGATCATGTACTCCCAGATCCGGTCTAATTTTTGATGCACTGACTGCATTTCACGCAAGAAATCTTGCTTTAGAACGTAGTCCCTAAGCATGTTATTTTCTAGCGCATCGATATCTTTTTCGATCGAAATAAAGCGCTTGTCTAGTTTTTCGTTAAATCTTCCTAGGGATTTACCGAGACCAATAAACGCAGCAACACCTGCGCTCAACGCGGCCATAACTATCTCTGGTGTCACGTAGCGTAGAGCTTTTTATCAATTCTAATAGATGTGACAATTTAGAATAAAACAATCAGGCGTACGCATATGTCCACTGGATACGAACCGAATATAGAAGGTGCCATTGCTGTACTGGTTGACCTGATGCAGGGCAACGGGTTCACAATGACCCGTCAACCCTATGAGCCGAACTATCGAGGATTGGTTGACGCCATCATCGATATGAAAGAAGGGTTCCCTACCTTTGCTCCCTTTCGTATCGGCTTTGATGCGACGACCTTCGAGGCTGTCAGTGATGGCGATGCTTTGTTTATGCGAACCAGCGACGGCCAAGTGGGCCTGGCGCAAGCAGATGGCACAGCCGATGAAGCCTTAGTAGTTGGCTTTGCAGATGCAGACGCTGCCTCGGGAGCGACAGTGAAAGTAATTGTTGCGGGATTAAAAACACTTAGCGGCTTAGATGCTGGTGAAATCTATTTCTTAAGTGGAACCGCTGGGGAGATCACCCTTACTCCCCCAACAACAGCAGGTCACTTTGTTACCAGGGTTGGAGAGTCTGCAACGACTACCGATCTCAGCATTCAACTTGAACCGCCTATTCAGCTGCGCTAATGCCTGAAGCAAAAGCTTACCAACCATATCCGCCGAATGCTGAAGGTTTCACTCAGTGTCTGATTGACCTGAAAGAAACTATTGCAACCACGCCTTCACCGACTCTTGTTGGCATCCAGAGAGAATGCTTTGAGGCAGTTACACAGGGTGACGCAGTGTATCTTCGCTCCAGTGACGGCAAAGTAGGCAAAGCAATCGGCAACGATACTTTCGATAAAGCAAATGTTTTAGGATTTGCGCGGACTACGAAGGCCAGTGGGGAGATTGTAGATGTTGCCACGAATGGTGTATTAGCCATCTCTGGTTTAGATGCCGGTGACATCTTCTTTTTGTCCGATGCATCCGCAGGTTCGATAACAACTACTGCGCCATCAGCAGCAGGACGCTTCCTTACAAGAGTTGGTGAAGCTTCGAGTTCTGCTGAACTTTGCATCCAGATTGAGCCTCCTATTCGACTAAGATAGAAACGGTAGTCTTGGTAGGATAGGTACAACAAACGGTTCATTCTTAGTGCTCTAAGAGAGCCACGTAGGTATGCAAGATGGCAACTAGGAAGGCTATTTGTCTCGTTAGTGGCTTATTTGAGGAGGTCAACACTCCGACTGATAAGCTCGACTTTGCAGGCAATTCGACTTCTGACCTTTCAGAAGGTACTAATGAGTATTTCACCAATGCTCGGGCACGTGCTGCGATTTCTGTCACGGACTCTGGTGGTGACGGTTCTCTTAGCTACAACAGTACAAGTGGGGTCATTACTTATACTGGTCCTTCTGCCAGTGAAGTCCGTGCCCACCTCAGTGTCGCAACCGGCTCAGGATTAACTTATAACAGCACAAGCGGTGAGTTTGGTACAAGTGCAATTCCTAACTCTCAATTAGCGAATGACGATATCACCATTGGTTCAACAGCGATTGCCCTTGGTGCATCTTCAACCACGCTGACGGGTTTAACTTCGGTTACATCCACCAACCTCATCGGCAGTACTTCCATTTTGTTGGGTACGGCAGATGCTGCAAACAGCATTCTGCTTAACTCTTCTGGAATTATTTTTGAAGGTTCGACAGCGAACGACTTTGAAACAACTCTGAATGTTGTCGATCCGACGGCAGATCGGGCGCTGAACTTACCTGATAACAGCGGTACTCTGCTTTCTACCGGTTCGTCCATCGCTAATGCCAACCTGGCGAATAGCACGATCACAGTCGGTACGACAAGTATCGCTCTCGGTGCCAGTTCAACCACGCTTGATGGGCTGACTTCTGTCATCAGTACAGCGGTCACAATCGGTGCAACTGATGCAGCGAACAGCATCATTCTTAACTCCAGCGGAATTACTTTTGAGGGAAGTGGTGCTGATGCACATGAAACCACCCTTTCAGTAATCAATCCTGATGCTGATCGGGCAATCAACTTGCCGAACTTAAGCGGTACCGTCGCTCTGCTTGAGTCACTGAGTGTTGCAACTGGTTCAGGACTTACTTACAACAACTCCACTGGTGAGTTCGGCACCAGCGCGATCCCTAACTCCCAACTGGCGAACAGCTCGATCACGGTTGGCTCTACTGCCATCGCTCTCGGCAGCAGCTCCACGACGCTGGCTGGTTTGACTTCCGTGACCTCTACTGCTGTTGTTACCAACGACAGTGGTTTCAGGGTACGGAACAATGCTGACATTACGAAGCAGGTTGCATTTGATGCTTCGGGAATAACAACCAGCACGACGCGTACATTCACTCTTCCGGATGCAAGCGGTACGTTTGCTCTGCTCGGTACGAATAATGCTTTTACAGGTGCTAATACATTCACCAATACAACCGGACAGACCTTCCGTCAGGCCGCAACTCAGGATGGAATTATTATCCAGGGTCGCGGTGGAGGCACTAGCAGTTTTGCAGCTACGTTCACCACAGATACGCTGACTGCAAGTCGAACAGTCACGTTCCCTGATGAGACCGGCACGGTGTCGACGCAGGATTTTGCTACTGCTATTGCAATTGCATTAGGATAAGATTATGGCAACTCAGGTACAGTTCCGTCGCGGTTCAACTATTGAAACAGCTGCTTTTACAGGAGCAGTTGGTGAAGTAACGGTCGACACGACGAAGAATACATGTATTATCCACGATGCCACGACTGCAGGTGGATTTCCACTTCTGCGGGAAGATGGAAGCAACTGTTCTCTATCTCCTGGTTCTCTGACGAGTTGCGCACTTAAATTCGCTAATAGCAACAACACCGGAATCATCAGTCAGAGTGTTGCCTCGCTGTCGTTCGTCACAGCAGGTGTTGCTAGACTTACAATAGATTCATCTGGTTCAGTTACCATCCCAGGGAACGTTTCAATTACAGGCAGTCTGACTGTAAATGGAGCATTCGATTCCACCGAAAACCTTGCACTTATCGTTGCTCTGAGCTGATATGGCCAATACTTTTAAGATTGAAACCAAGTCCAGCTTGGTAACTGACGCAATCACCAACACAAACTGTAACGTGTTATCGGCAGGTGCATCTGCAACGGTCATTCTGCTGAGCATCTTGGTTTCGAACAAGACTGGTTCTAGCGCGAACGTTGATATTTTCCTTGTTACGAACACTGGCGACGACGTGTTCTTGATCAGCAATGCTCCGGTCCCTGCCGGTAGTTCGCTTGAGATGATCAGCGGAAGCAAGGTCATCATGGAATCTAGCGATGTGCTCCGGGCTCGTTCTGACACCGCTACTGCCCTCGATATCTCTGTCAGCTACCTTGAGCAGACCTGATAATCATGGGCATTACTGTTAATAACGACCTCGCTGCTTTGCAAATCAAAGTAGAAGAGCTTGAGGCGCAGTTAAAAGTTCTGCAAGACCTTATCTTCGAGGCAAAAGTTTTAGAGCTTGAGGACGACTCTTGGGACGTTGTCCGTGAGAAACGTGATTACTTGATTCGGTCTTCCGACTGGACCATGACTCCGGGTTCGACTGTTGATCAGGCCGCTTGGGCTGCTTATCGCCAAGTTTTGAGGGATTTACCACAGACTTTTGTTGGTGTTGAACCTGCAGATATTGTCTGGCCTAAGAAACCCTCTGCATCAGGTCCTAATACAATAGAAGAATAAAGAGCGTATCAAATGGCGTACATCGGTGCTAACCCGCAGACTTCGCTGCAGCAATATCTCACGATTGATGATATCAGTGGCAGTTTTAATGGAGTACTGACTTCATTTGCACTGCAGGTTGGCGGTGTTGCCCCTGTCCCCGGACCTAGCCAATCAAACCAGTTATTGATTTCTCTTGGCGGTGTTATTCAGGAGCCTGACGATACCGGCTCTGCAGGCTTCCGCTTGTCCGGTGGAAATATCATCTTTAGTTCTGCTCCAGCAGCTGCTACAGCATTCTTCGGTGTTGTCCTGGCAGGTGCTGACTATATTTATGCTGGTACCAATTTCCCCGACGGTAGTGTAGCTACGCCGTCTATTACTTTTGCTAACGACCTAGATAGCGGTTTCTATCGTACAGGGAGTGGTGAACTTGCTTACACCTCTAACGGTACTTTCCGTTTGAAGATTGATTCTTCAGGACGTGTAGGTGTTGGAACTAGTTCGCCTAGTGATTATTTGCATATTTCAGGCTCTGGAGGAGCCACTGCCGCTGTCCGACTTCAAGCTAATGATGGTCGTTCGTACTTAATTGGCTCTACCGGCTCTGGTTACGGTTCTGCCAATAATTTTATTATTTATGACGCAACCGCCTCTGCGGAAAGACTGCGTATTACTTCTGCAGGCAACGTAGGGGTGGGCACTACGAGCCCTGGTTTTGCCATTGACGTTCAAAAGTCTGGCACTAACCCTGCTATTAGCCTGAATAGAACTGATGCAGCCACTGCTGGATCAATTACTCTTGCTTCTGGCAACGCCAATAATTATCTTGACAACGGCGGAACCAAAGATTTTACGATTAACACAAGTAGCACTGAACGCCTCCGAATCGACTCCTCCGGGCGTGTAGGCATAGGGACTAGTTCGCCAACTTCTTATGCAAACTCACAAACAGCTTTAGTAATTGAAGATGACGGCGCTCCAGCTATTTGCTGGAGTGATACTGGACAAACGAGAGATTGGTGGGCGGTAGCTTTAGGCTCTGCGCTGTCATTTAGGTACGCAGATGGCGGCGGATCAGGTAGTCCCACAAATGTAACTAATCTGCTTCATTTAGAAAACAACGGCAACGTAGGAATTGCAACCACGAATCCTACGGCACCATTGACAATCCAAGGCGGCAGTGGCGCTAGTCCAACGATTCGACTGAATGGCGGAGCAGGCGATGACAACGCACGAATCGAATCAAAATTCCACCTGTACCTTATGTGCAATGGTGATGGCAACCAAAGTGGACGTGCAGTTATTTTTGGTAACTCCACAGCCGAACTAGCCCGCGTCGACAGCTCGGGTCGCCTCTTAGTTGGCACGCCTAGTGCCGAAGGCTTTAATGGTCTTTTCCCTCGATTGCAGGTTGAAGGAACAGATAACTCGACTGCGCGGATGTCTCTCTTCCGTATTTCAGATAACAACGGCGGTCCTGCATTTACTTTTGCAAAAGCAAGAAACACGTCTCACAAAGTACTGCAATCCGATGATTATCTTGGACAGATTGATTGGTACGGATCCGACGGAAATGATACCAATCAAATTGGCGCACGGATTTCAGCACGGATTGATGGAACGCCCGGAAGTAATGATTTACCAGGACGACTAGAGTTCTCCACTACTGCGGATGGCGCGGGTTCTCCGACGGAGCGGATGAGGATTACTTCAGCAGGTAGATTTTTATATGGATGCACCAGCGATTCAGGCTCAAGTGATGTAGGTGTAAAAATATCTGACGATACTAATAACCCTTGGTTAAGAATCGTAGGTAACGAATCCACCGGTAGCAACTTCTTCCTTTCTGGCTACAACACAAATGCCACCAATAATGGTTATAGATTTTATGTAAAATTTGATGGTGGAATCGTTAATCATAGTGGTAACAACGTCAACCTTTGCGACGAGCGTGAAAAGAAAAACATTGAAACGCTTGATAGCACTTGGGGTTGTCTGAAGAGCTGGGAGCTTAAAAAGTTCCACTACAACGACGACGCTGACACTGACGACAAGAAGTATGGTGTTATTGCTCAACAAGTTGCTCCGCATTGCCCTGAGGTAATTACTGATTGGGTTAAGCAAAAAGCAGAAGATGCTGTTCTTGACGATGATGGCAACGTCGTCACTCCTGCTAAAGAAGAAATCGTCCGCATGGGCGTCAAAGAACAGCAGATGATGTGGATGGCAATCAAGGCGCTGCAGGAAGCTCAAACCCGCATTGAAACCTTGGAAGCCGAAGTAGCAGCACTCAAGGGCGCGTAGTCCACGCCACTAATACCATGGACGTAATCCTCGAACTGGGCGGCAACGCCAGCCGCCTTTACAAAGTTCTTGAACTTGCAGAGTTACATCCGCAAGCAAAAATCGTCATCAGCTCAGAAGGCAGTCCCGATCGAGTCGTTTCGATGCTCCGTGGCGCTGGGATCAAGGATGATCGTTTCGTCTTTGATTTCAACGCCTGGGACACCGTCACGAACTTCACCAACACCGTGAAGCTGATCAAAAGCTTCCGTCCAAAGCGCGTTTACGTCGTCACGGATAAGTTCCACATGAAGCGCTCTATGGGCATTGCTCAGGCTGTCTTCTTCCTCAGTGGCATCAAACTGATCCCTTCTTGCTACCTAGGCAGTGAACCGCATGCTCCAGAGGATCCGCATCTGGTCCGCACCGATCGCTTCCGTGCATGGCTGTGGCGTTTGACCGGCTACCTCAAGTTTTACCCCCACGTCAAAGATGCCCGCATGCCTGGCATCCGTCGGGATCATGAAATCTGTGTCGAACAGCATTATCCTGTGACACACATGTTCATCTGAGTGTTCTGATACTCTCAGGGCGCCGAATGAGTTGTTTTAGAATACAGAAATTAGAAGACTAAAACACTGTGGCATACATCGGTAATGAGCCTGTAATTGGCCAGTGGCGTAAGCTTGACGATATTTCTGGCAGCTTCAACGGCTCTCTTACCAGTTTCACAACGCAAGTTGGTGGTACCAACGTAACGGCGGGTAGTGCCAACCAATTGCTGGTTTCTCTCGGTGGTGTTCTGCAGGAACCGGGGACAGACTATTCAGTCAGTAGCAGCACGATTACATTTACTACAGCACCAGCCGCAAGCCTTAGTTTCTTTGCGGTTTTAGCGGGCGATGCTCTTAACACTTCTGTTCCTGCTGACGGGAGCATCACGACGGCCAAACTTGGTGCGAACCTCACGGTTGATCTTGATCTTGGTAGCGCTGCTTCTCCTAGTCTGACGTTTGACGCTGACAGCGGTCTGTTCAGCGGTGGCGACAACCAAGTTGCTGTTTCGACCAGCGGTGTTGAGCGGGTTGAATTTGGCGCTTCTGAGGTTGTTTTTAACGACGGTGGCGCTGATTACGACTTCCGTGTTGAAGGTGATACTGACGCGAACCTGTTGTTTGTTGATGCGAGTACTGATCGCATCGGGGTTGGAACTGCGTCCCCTGCTGCAGACTTGCATGTCAATGCTGCATCTGGAGATGTCAGCGGCCGCTGGTCCTCAACTGCCAATACCGTTATCACATATTTAGCAGGCACAGGCGATACGGTTGCTCTTCAATTTGGTGACGTTAATGATTCCAATATTGGTGCAATTAGATATGAAAACAGTGACGACTCAATGGTGTTTGTTGCTAATAACGCCGGCAGGTTAACTCTCGACAGCTCGGGGCGTGTTCTAATCGGCACGGCTGCCAATCTTGAAGGCCGCCAGGTTCAATCCGCTACTACGGGGGGTAATAATTACGGCGCCTACCGCTTCAGTAATGGAGCAGGCGGCTGCGACTACTGGCTATACAAAAGTCGTGGTGTAAACATCGGGGATCACGGTGCCGCCCTTGAAAACGACATAGCCGGAACAATTCAGTTTGCTTTAAGTGACGGCGTCAACTATGTCCGTTGCGCAAGTATTCAAGCAGCCGTAGATTCTCCCCCTGGCAGTGCTGACATGCCCGGACGGCTGGAGTTCGCGACGACTTTAAACAACAACTCAACTCCTGTAGAGAGGCTTCGCATCACTCACGATGGATTTGTCCGGCTTCAAACGAGCGGTGCTGGTATTCAGTTCAACGGCGACACGTCTTCTGAGAACTCCCTGGATGATTATGAGGAGGGGACTTTTGCGAACCCTGAAATCGTTCCATCGTCTGGCTCATTTTCATCAGTCACTTATCAGGCAGATACTGCCGCTAAATACATCAAGATAGGTCAGATTGTTCATTACTGGGGAACTGTTAGATGGACGGCTTTTAGCGTAGGAACTGGATCGGGGACCTTAAGGGTTACTGCTCCTTTTCAGGTCGCGTCCCGCGAAAACGGTGATGATTCAGACAACGTCGGCGCGACTATTGTTCCTGTATGGGGGGGCACATCAACTGCGGTTCCAACAACTATTCAGGCGCAAAACGGCCTGGCCCGCTGTATTTTACGTGCAACGCGCCACGACGCTGTTTCGAATACACTTTTAGTAAGCGATGTAGGAAACACTGGAATGGTTGCTTTCTCTCTTACATATAAAACACCTTAAGTTAAAGCCCGCAACGGCTCAAAACTACGCCTTAAACCCGTTTCATCTGGAGGATGACCCTAATGGCTTTTACTGAACGCCACGAGCACAAGATCGAAATCATCCCGCCTTACAGCATTCTGCAATGCCGTCGTGCGGACATTGTTGAAAAGGATGGCAAGGAAGTGGGACGCACTTATCACCGCCACGTCAAGCATCCTGGCGACGACATGACCGGTGAGTGCGCTGAAATGCAAGCAGTTGCCACAGCACTTTGGACCGATGAGGTTGTTGCTGCTTTTCAGGCATTCGTTGCTGACAAGGAACTTCCAGATGTGTAGGATACAGGTGACTGTGTTAAATTAGATCAAGATTTAACACTCCCATGGCTTGTAAGAAGTCTGAACTCGTTTCTGCCATCAATTCTTTCGCTAGCGCCCGTTTGTCTGGTGACGGCAACCTCATCAGTTTTGCTGCGACTCTGATCAATAACCTTGTTGATACCCTTGAGTTCGCAGCCGAAGAAGAGGCTGCTGCAGGTGAAGAAGGCGGCGAAGCTGAGGCCTGATTCATAAACGTGGAGCCGCTGCGACTTCCTCAGGTCGTCCCACTGGTTCCACCACAACTACCTGAACCTCTGCCTTTACAGGCTCCAGTTTTGGAGCTTCCGAGGGCGGAGGTTCCCTCTTATACGCCTCTTGTCTATCCCTATGCCGATGGAACGTTTAGCGGTGCACCTGGCGTAAATACGAAGGGAGAGCAGGACGACGATCAGGATAAGAAGCAGCCTGAAAACGTAGCGCCACCCATAGTGGTACCAGCGCCAAGAGTCCAAGTACCGAGATACCAAATACCTGATAAAAAGCCCGCCGAATCGGATCTTCCACAGTTAGCTGAAGCCACTACTATTACTTTACCGGGCACAGATATAAAAATCCCTGTACCTAGGGCAGAGATTGTTAGTGCTGCAGCGATCACATCAGTGATCAGTGTGACTGCAACTTTGACGGCATCTGCATTATTTAAGCGGCTTGTTTCACTGTTTAAGCCTGTTATTAGCGCTTCGGTAAAGAAGATTGATAAGATGCGAAAGAAGAAACCACTTACTTTTGGACGGCAGCGATTGGAATTACGTCGGCACAGACGCCTGCATAAGGTGAAGAAGGATGGATCGTATACCCTGCCTTCTTAATTTCTACACATTTCAAAATTCTTACAAGCTCGTAATCTAATCTTTCCTTCTCAAGTTTTCTTTTGGCGAGTTCCTTACATAGCCTTACCATTTCAAAGTCAAGCGGCACACTTAGACTGACTTGCGCACCGAAGTTCTGATTACGGATATAAGCTGCTTCTGGATTATTGACATCATTGCCCAGATAAAACGGCGTTAGGACCAGGGTGCTCGAATTACAAGTATGTCCATTGCCATAGCCCTGCTGGCTATAGCTACCTTGGTTAATCTGCACCGCTTGGTTGCTTACAGAGCCACTTGATGTGGCGACTGGATTAGCAATTGCAGTGGTTCCTCCACCTTCCGCCCGTGCTGGTAAACACCAGCAAAGAGTTACTGCGAGAAGACCGACAAGCTGTTTGTAGTTGAGTTGGTTGTAATCGATCTTGTTGTGTCTGTTTGTTGTACGATGCCAGCAGAGCGGGTTACGACCTCCAGGCTGTAAGGCTTGGTGCTGTCGGTTACTGAATAGGTTGTTGAAGCCGAGTTTAAGTCCCCACTTGGTGTCAGGTTGTTTGCGCTTACGCTCCTGTAATCTCCGCCATAGACTTTGATTTGAACGGTTTCGCTGATCGTTTGAGTTGTGGTTGTGGTCGATGTCATTGACCCCTGAGTGAAGTTCGGAGTCACTGATTGAGCGCATGCAGCGCCAGGAATTAGAACCGCTAAAAATAGTAGGCGCCACATGTTATTTAATTCGCAATATAAAAATTCTACATCGGGCTAGGATATAAAAAATACAAGACAAGGTGAAGAAACACCACTCATCTTTGCGAGATGTTCTGGCGACCCTGGTCCCAGCAGGTGTTTTGTCGTGGGCACTTGCAATGCTCACGGCCAGTTACTTGGGTTACGCAAAAATCGATGCAGCCTTCATATCTTCGCTTGTGACCAGTGTTTTGGCGGTTTACGGTATTAGCCGCAGGGAAGAACCTAAAAAGCCAACTCCACCACAAATTCGACCTCCAGCCAAGCGGACAACAAACCCTCCTCCGTAGAGGAAAGTAAGACATTTAAGATGTATTGAGATATTGCTTCAAAGGTGAAGACATCCCAGGCTGGCGTAGATTTAATCAAGCTTTTCGAAGGCATCGAGCTAAAGGGATATTTGTGTCCTAGCGGGATTCCGACGGTCGGCTACGGCCACACAGGGCCTGAGGTGACGCTCGATATGCGGGTCACTGAGCAACAGGCTGAGTGCATCCTTAAACGCGATTTGGAGCGATTCGAACAGGGTATTGAGCGCGTCCTGAAGGTTGAGCTGAATCAGAGTCAATTTGATGCCTTGGTTTCATTCGCATTCAACGTCGGCCTCGGTGCCTTTGGCGATTCAACGCTTCTTCGTCGTCTCAATGCTGGTGAGAACCCCAGTGCTGTCGCTGCAGAAGAGCTTCCCCGCTGGAACAAAGGACCTAATGGCCCTCTCCAGGGGTTAACCCGCCGTCGTTCTGCAGAAGTAGAACTCTTTAACCAAGACGCCCCTAAACCGAAAACAGGAATGGTTGACATCACCTCGAAACAGCAGACATGGTTTAAAAAATCCACTGCTTCCTCCTCTGCACTCTCGAACGAAGAGAAGGCCAAGTGCTACCAAGGCCGGACCATCAAGGGCTGCACCATCCTGGAGCGCAAGGATGACCACACCTACCTGGAGCTTGGCTTCGGCATGGGTAAGTGGTGGATCTACGACGCCCACTGGGACGGATTGACCACCGAAACCGGCGTTGAGGTCTACACCAGCACAGGCGATCTGCGTCAGCTCCGCGACTTCCCGTACTTCTACCAGCAGGACAACGGTCCCGAAGGCTGGCGCCAGTGTCAGTCCAGCTCGATTGCGATGTGCCTGAAGTACTTAGACGTTCCCGGCATCAATGACGACACGGATTACCTGAAGTATGTCCTGAAGAACGGCGATACGATCTACCGCGAACCTCACTTCGAAGCTTTGAGGGAACTAGGTGTTGCTGCTAAGTTCACGCAGTGTGCAGATGAAGATGACGTTAAGGAACAAATCGATCAAGGATTACCTGTTGCTGCCGGTATTCTTCATCATGGAACTGTTTCTGCTCCTGCTGGCGGCGGCCACTTTGTGGTTATTCATGGATATGGCCCAGATTATTGGCTAGTCAACGATCCTTACGGCAGGCTTGACCTCGTCAACGGCACTTGGGCTGACACCAGCCCAACAGCAGGCAAGAACGTCAAGTACAGCTTCAAGCACATGAACCCCCGCTTCTTCTATGGCGGTGGCGCTAATGGCTGGTGCTGGCTGAACTTCAGAAAAAAGTGATGTATTGACCTAAACTTTCAGGAGATCAGGTCACATCATGCTGGAATCAATTGCTGAGCTCGAAAAGGGTTTAATCGCCCAACAAGAAGCCTTAGCCTCTGACATCCGGAATACCGAAACTGCTCTCCTGAACACCAAAGAAGGGTACCTGAAGGTACAAGGTGCACTCGAGATTCTCGCTATCCTTAAGACAAAGGTGTCTAAGGAGAGCAATGAGGATGTGGCGACTGCCATCGCATTGGAGTGAGATGTTAGGGGACTTAAATCGCGGTCGTTACCGTGCTCTCGAGCTGATTGGAGAGCATTACAAGCGCCCTACCAGGGATTTACACCTGGACGCGATTATTTGCAACGTCCCCGACGAAGATCTGAAGTGGGTTTGTGACCGCATGTACCACTTCGTTCTCAAGCTCCTGGAGGAAGCTGAGTACGATCCTGCTGCAGACGAGACGCCTGATATCCCCGATTAAGCCGGATAACGGATTTGAACCGTTGACCTTCGCTTTACAAAAGCGCTGCTCTATCCACTGAGCTAATCCGGCGTGTTTTGTTGATTGCGGAGGTCGCGGTGGACCTTTCGATGGCAGTTAGCGCAGAGGCACTGACATTTTGCAATCTCGTCCAGGATAGACTGCCTGCCGCGCTCTTTCCACATCTTTGAGACCGCGTGTTCTTTGGTCTGAGGATCTGTGTGGTGCCAATCGAGCGTGATCGGATCATCTTCACCACAGCGCTCACAGGATCTAGATGCCATGAGGTCTTGATACCACTGGCGTCTGTTTTCTCTTGCCCGTTTATTTCTGGCCTTTACCTGTTCTGACGGCAACTGCAGAATTTATTTCTGCGGGAATGTATCCGACCTGAATCTTGGAATACCCGAGGTGGGATTCGAACCCACGCTGGAGCGATTTTAAGTCGCTTGCCTACTACCGCTGGGCTACTCGGGCTTGGTATCAATGTATCGCAAAAGAGAGATGTATGCACTTTACGTTTATGTCAGGGATACATGACAGCCCATGTTCCACACCGAGCAAGATCTTCTAGCGAACTTAATTGTTCTTACTCCGAAACTTGCCCGTCGAAAATTCCGAGAGCACATCTTTGAAGCCTGGGAATGGAAATGCGCTTACTGCGATAAACAATTGATGCCGGATACGGCGACTATTGATCACATTTTGCCGAAGCATAAAGGTGGTCACAACGTCCGTTCCAACATGTGCTGTGCCTGCTCAAGTTGTAATCGCTCCAAGGCTTCTAGCCTGCTGGAACATTGGTACACAGAGGACCACAAGCATTACTCCAAGGAGAGATTTGATAAACTAATTGAATGGATGGAGCAGAAACCCTGCTCGATTAAATTACCCTCAGCTACGCAGGCTGTACCGTATATCAGTAATGACTTCTACCTCGGCTGGATCGCAACCTAGCGGCAAAGAGTTCCTCAACCAGTTCGTGAAGGGTGAGCGCTTAGCGCTACAGAAAGAGAAGCAGATTGCTGACCTCCAAGAAGAGCGGATTCCTCCCACTGGAGCTCAAGCATTAGCGGGTGCTCTGCCCTACTTGCAGATCAAGGATATGGCCAATAGCGGCGTGCTGAAGGTATAACAATGGCTGATCGAGCTAAGGCCAAACGATTAGCCAAAGAGCGGATGAAGTGCAATAAGCCTCGCCGTGATGTTCAGGGTGGCAAGAAATCCGTCGTGAAGGCCTGCGAGGGTGGCAAAGAGAAGATTATCCGTTTCGGTGACGCCAACATGGAGATCCGTCGCGATAACCCTGAGGCCCGCAAGAACTTCCGTGCCCGCCACAACTGCGACGAGAAGAAGAGCAAGCTTACGGCTGGCTACTGGAGCTGCAAGGCCTGGTAATTAGATCAGCTGCCAGCTGCGCCACCACTTAGTGATCACATATTTCGGACCGCTAACTGGAGGCAATGCCTCGTGCATTGTTTTAAAGTTAGGCACCCCGTTTTTGTAAAGATTGTTCCAGGCAATCAGTGTTCCTTGCTTGGGCTTGACCTTTAGTTTTAGATGCTTGAAGTAAGTTTCACCGCCTTCTTCAACGTCATTCAGGTAGATCATGCTGGTCCAGGTGCGCTGGCCCATCCAGTGGCAGTAAACCTTGAATTCTTTGGTTAGAGGAGAGAAATAATCCCAGTGCTCTTTATAGTATTGACCAGGCTCATAACGCTGTGCCTGCATGGTTTCTCCCAGGAACGGGTGGAGCCCCATCCACTCTGCGATCCTCTTATCGATTGACAGGTAGAAAGGATCGTGAAAGTAGTGTAAATCGGCAGTTTGACTGGTTCGGTAGTCAGAGACGACGCATGTATCTTTCGCGTCTGAAACCGTAGATGGGCGCAGGCTTTGGTCGATCATCGCCATGATGTTGACGCACTCACCTTTGCTCAGAAAGTCATCTTTAACGTAAACCTGGGTGAAGGGATAGCAAAGCCGTTTTGCTTTGAATCTCAGCGGGATGTCATAGAACTTTTTATAATCAATCTTGTCTGGCTTGGCGCGGAACGAACACAAATGTTCTATCTGCCGCACCTCTTCGTCTGTGCAGTTGTACAAATCTTTGAATGTTCTTATCAACTGCTCACGACTAACGCCACCAACTGCGCTTTTCATGAATTCACTGACGAGTGCATTGTCGACCATTTTTTAACTTTGGATTAGGTACAATGTATTAGTTGAAGCTTAATACCGCAAGTGGGAACTGCAGCAGTTGTATTTTTCGTGGTATTTGGCGGTGTATACAGCCTAAGCTCTGTTTTACTCGACCAAAATGCAAGGCACATTTCCGCCCGATCCGGCCCACAGATTCTTACAGGACTTCGTCGCCGCTAGACCTGAGTTGTCGATCCCTGACGAACCCGAATTTACGATCGATCAGCGGTACATTCCTCCTCAGGGACTGCAAAATCCTCGTGATTGACGATCAGTTCATCGCTGTTAGGATGTAAACAAGGTTTAGAACAACCATGGATGCACTAGATCTTCCAATGGACGTGGAGTTCTCAATCCACGCAGCCGCACTAGCGATTCAAAATTTGGACCGCGACGAATTGGAAGAAGCGTTCATTGAGATGCTCCACCAAAAAGCCCTGGATCGCCAAATGTTCCTGGGAATCCTCAAGGATCACGGCATCGACGCCGATATCAATTTTAATTTCTCAACGCTCGGGCAGGTTTCTTAAACACCATGGCAACTCGCACTATCTCGGGTACTCTCGATACCTTCAGCGTTAACGCCGGTAGCGACGTTACTTACGAAGGTCCTTCGAGCGCTGGCGATAAGGGTCTGAATATCCGTGCTTTCAAGGTCAACCCTGGCAGCACTGGCGACATCATCGTCAAAATCGATCGCTCCTCTGGTGTGAATACCGTTGAGATCTTCCAGGAGGACTCTTACACCGCAGGTTCTGCTCCTACTGGCTGGACGAAGTTCGCCAATATCGCTAAGGACGGTAAAGGCAAAGGTGGTTGTGCCGTGACCGTGACTGACGCATCCAAGGATTACATTGTCCTGCTGACTCTGGACGGTTATTCTGAGGTCAGCTACGGCGGCTCTGTTGAAGTCCCCTAAAGAAGAGACAAGCTGGGAAGACTACCCCTTTCTTACTCAGAAAGGCATCGAGCTAATCAAACGCTACACAGTGCCCCGTACCAACATCGGTATGGGGCGTTTTGCTGCGTATAAGGATTACGGAGAGAGCCACTGGCGCATCGGCTATGGCAGTAAGCAGCTCGGCACGCGGCGCCTGAATCTGATGGATCGCGCCACAAAGGCCGAGATCGAGGCCCAGCTACTGGAAGATCTGAAGCCCTTTTCGGAGTTAGTGGCGGCTTACGTGCTGGTTCCCATGAATCGGAACAGAAAAGCAGCCATCTTGAGCTTCGCCCACAGCATTGGCATCCCTTCTTTCAAAGAATGCCGTCTCCTGGAGCTGATCAACGGTCACGCCTCGAGAAACGCGATCATCAAGGAGTGGAGTCCCTGGATTAACCGGCTTTGGATGTCTGGGGGAGAGATGTTCGTGGAGCGGCGCCGTGTCGAACTGGATTGCTATTTGGCGCCAGACAAAGAGATACCGACTTTCATGCCGCATAAATGCGTCACAAAGCAGTGCCTCCTGAATATCCCTGAAACTTTCACCGGAGCCCCTAATCAGATTAAGGCGATTGAGTATCTGGAGCGGAAGTTTCTGGACATGGATCCGTCTGGAGAGATCCTTCGTCGGTTTTTTCGCTACTGGAATGAGAAGCCCAGCGGTCTAGGGTCGCCGCCGCGTCCGGAGAGAACTGTTTAAGACCATCCAAGGCCTCCATCAACTGGAGTTCCGGCACGTAATGCTTCAGAAATTCCTCGTATTCCATCAGTGATCAATAGGTTGCGTGCGTTTTAGTGCGATTTTCAGCAGAACTAGATAACCAATCAGATCGCTAACCACGTCTTCATCGTTTGCCAGCAGGCCTGCACCTTTTTGGATACGGTTGAGCTTGTCATCGATTCGAACGAGAATTTGCTCGACCGCATCTGCTTTAGAAAAAATTCGGTTTGGATTAAGAGCAGAGTCCCCATACTTACGATTCTTCTCCAGCAGAAGCTCTTTAATATCCTCGCAGACTATTTTTATGTGTGCCTGGGTATCGATATAGTTCGTCAGAGGATCTACAAACTGGTCCACGATTGAGAGCTGTCAGAATGGTTCTATGAAACCACAACTTAGCCAGGATTACAACGTAGACAACCGCTACAGGGGTTTAGAGCGGGCTGCTGACAATGAAGCCGGGCGTAAATTTGTAGAGGGCTACATTTCTGCTCGTCGCCAGCGAGCTGAGCCCAATATGAAGAGCGAATTAGCTCAGGAAGACGTTTTCAACTTTGACGGAAATATCAGGTTTAGGAACCTCTTCCGCCCTAGTAAATAACTTTGCCGATATTCGAGAAAATCTCGACAAATTTGTCAGCCTGGTTAAAACCTAGCTCTAAACGTGGCAGATATATAAAATAGCCCCAAAACAGAGGTGTTTGGTGGGTAAATAATTTCTTACCGTGAACTAAGTTTGCGCGATCTTTAGGGATGCAAACCGGAAAATCCCACATTTCCGGGTGAATTCGCATCATTTCTGGATATGTGGTGTAGAACAGCGCCTCAGGGATGTTCCTGAGCTTCCATTCCTTCACCAGCCTCTGAAACCAGATCACTGATGGTGCCTTCGCTGCTGCTCCAGCTTTGAGGCTCCAGCGCCAAGTCCCCCGTTTTTTGCTGAAAGAGCAGCGTCCGTACGTCGGAGGGAATAGATAGGTTACGCCTGTCCATGGCTCTTGGATGTTGAGGCCATCGTCCTCCAAAGTATAGATCTTCCGAGCACGAAGGAACTCTGCATTTGCATGGTGAGTCGAGCAGGGGTCCAGATCAATGTCTCCCAGCAGTGCATCTATATAAGGTAAGTATTCGACTGGAGTGAGCCAGTCATCAGCCACATGCTTAATGCGGCCAATGACCCACTTGATGTCAGTCCAGCGTCTTTGAGCGGCTCTTCTCACATCCGCATGAAGCTGTCGTTCTGGTTGTCGTGTTTGTAATGCACCAAGGACATTTGGTCCTTATCCTGAATGATGAAAAGTGACTCTTTTTCAGGTTCAATCATCTCTGCACGGGCGATTGCCTTCTGTATCACCTCGGCAGGGCCTTCCATACCTCGGCCATTGAAGTCATTAAGTGCGTTCATTAAGGCCTCGAGAGGCAGATAGAACATGCTGTCTTTCTCTGGCGCATCCGGAACGTAAACCATTGCACCAGGACCTTCAATACTGTGAAAGCCCCGGTAGTACTCGCACATATCTGAACAGATCCTCTCGATGGCAAGTTTCACCATCGCTTGTTCAGATTCTGACGGGTTGCTGAGTTGCAACCTACTAAGCATTTTCTTGCGGCGATCGTCCATTTTCCTACAAATTTTGATTCAGTTTACCGTGGTGTTTTCTTCCTGTGTTTGACCACTGGCTTTGATCATGTGGCCCAAACCTGAACGTTTGAGGGTCTCCAGGAGTTTCGGTAACGGCTTGTAGAGGACGACAGCTTTCTGCATGTTGCCGATTTTCTTGATGAGTTTGCCGTGTTCATCCCGCAACTTGGTCAATTCACCTTGGCGGATGAGGTATTCAGCGACGCAGCGGTACCGACGTTTCTCGGCCAGGCCAATGTCGGGGTAGCGGTCACAGATGGTGCTTGTTTTCATGTCGCTGAACGTGAGCCGGATCTGATCAGCCAACGACAGGCCCATCATTAGGTCCGTGGTGCTTGTTTCGTAGCTGCAGACCAGCTCCAGGTACCGCCTGAGGTCTGGCGTCTCGAAGCTGCCTGATGGCGGCAGGAAGATCTCCACTTGCTTTGCGAGAGAAGGGACTAGGAGATCCAGGTAGTTGTCGACGGTGACGGTATTTATATCGAGATCGACGAAGCGGTAGCTTTGGTAGGTATTAACAGTCCCAGGCAAAGGCTCAAAGTCTGTCTTTTCCAGCGCCTCCAGCCAATCCTTGGTTTCTGTCATCTGGTTACTTAATTTCTATTAAGTTAACGTATTTTTTGACTTTTCCCACTGTCTTTGGTGGTCAAGAATTAGGACGTACTCGTAGTATTCCCTGACTTCGGCCATGTGATCCTTCAGCTGAGTTACGGTCCGCCATTCACTTCCGTAGATCTCCTCTAAGCGCTTCTCGCATTTCCTGTAGTCACCTCCATAGTTTTCAGCTGCCCATAGAGCTTCAGCGAATGTGCGCTGTTGGCAGGTCATCAGCTTGTATTTCAACGAGTCAGTGGACACAGAAGCAAGAAACTCGCTAAACTCCTGGATAAAAGGATATTTTTCATCATGCGCCGCCCGATCACATACGCGGAACTCGTCCTGATCCTGATTCTCTGCCCGCTTGGATTCTTTGGTGCCCAAAATCTCTACGGGTTTGTCACCGATAGAATCAGTATAGAAGTAAAGTTAAAGTAGTGGGCAAAAAGTCAGCTCCTTCACCGGGAACGGTCATCATGCCTGCTCCCGCAGCACCGCCGCCGACACCGCAGGTCTTCCGTTCCTACATTCCGGTAGAGAGCTATGCGATGGCAGGCGATTACCTGAAGCGTATTCAGGAGGAGACTGACAAGATTCAAGAGCAGCGTTATCAGGAAGTTGGTACTCCTGGTGAAATCGGTGCTCGTGCCCGTAGTCGTGATGTTCTGACCGCTGCGGCTTACCAAGCATCCCTGCCGACTGCAGATAAGTACCTGGCGCAGACCACTGGTAAGAGTGATCAGTTTGATCCTGTTAAGCAAGCAGCTGGGCAACAGCTGACTCAGGCACAGATTGAATACGCCAAAGCTCTTCTCGGTGCTGTCAAGAAACCGCCGTCGACAGTTACTGAGACTCCTTCCTGGGCACAGAAGACGACTTGATCATGGGTGCATCTCGTAAAGCTCAGCAGCAGCCGGAAACTAAGACCGTCGAGCGTGAGGTTGTTACTCCAGCAACTCAGGAAAGTGTTGTGGAGCAGGGACCTGTCGTTCGGATGGCAGGTCAGACCTGGCTTGATGCAGCTCGGTCAAGCACTCCGGTTACTCGAACCGTCACGACCCCTGGCAGTGTGACGCGGACGCGGGAGGAGGTTCCAGTTGAGCAGCCGAAGCCCATGGCCAGAACTGGCAATCCTGTTCTCGACCTGTTTCTTCTTGGTCCAGAGGCTGCAAGACGGTCACGTTAATAGTCCAGGTTCCCCGTCTCGTTCAGCCACTCGCCGTAGATATTTTTTAGCGCATCGTACTCATCGTACGGCATCATCACAACATTTCCCTTTTCTGTGGTGATTAGGTAGGTATTACGATTGTCTGCGACATCGTCAAAAATCAGATCAAAGCACTCCTCTAGTTCATGGAGACTGATGGATTTCATGGTTAATGAAGCAGTGCCAATAGGTTAACATCTTTGTAATTAAGCAGCGAGACTGCCAAAATCAAAAGATTCATTGACAACGCCAGTTAACAGACCGAAGTTCAGAGCGTCCTCAACAGGCTCATTGACGAAACGCCAGTCAGTGGTTGAGACGTTAATACCGATCGAGTAAGTTGTCTCCAGGTATTTGATGTCGTTGGTGATCAGGAACAGGTAGTTGCCTGGATCGAGGGTTGTGCTTGGGTAATCGTTGATGATGTACAGCTCATCGTCTCCCGCATCCACCGAAGCCTGGCGATAAACATAACCAGAGTTGTTAATCGGCAGCTCCTCACGGCGGTTGTCATCCGTGATTTGGTAGAACGCCAGGAGAGTGTTCTTGTTGGTATTCGAGGCGTACGAAGTCGTGCTATACAGCTGCGAGAACTGGATAGCACGAGGGCGTTGCAGTTGAATTTTGTAGAAGGTGGTCTGCCGACGAGAGAGGCCACCATGACTATTATTTAACGTGAGCGAGCGAAATACAGAAGAGAAGTCGCCCAGATCAATAGGATTGTAGAGGGAGTCACCAGCAGTAGCGGGAAGTGGGTCAGAACCAAAGTATGAAGTGGGTCCATAAGCTGTTGGTCCGGATCCTCCCGTTGGATAGGCCTCTACGGTTCCAAGATTGAAGAAACCTAAGTTAGACGGAATGGTCGTCAGAAACCGGGCCATTTGCAATACTTAACCCGGTGTAAAGACCGTTAGTCCTGCCGGATTGTTGATACTTTTCTTCAATAATTATAGCTCGCTCAGGGAAATACCCTTCTCCTTCGGTTGTCTCAATCATTTCGAAACTACAACGCTTTTCCATGCAGCGAAGTTCAAGCTTGGCTTCGTCTTCGGTGTCGAAGTATTCGCTCCACTGGTTCTCACCGCCGTAGCTGATGTGCGCGACATATTGGCGGTCAGGAAGGTGGTAGTTACTGGGGAGGACTTCACTCCTCTTCTGTGTGGGCTTTTCTTGTGTGCTCGAAGATGTTGTCATGATTCAGCTGAATCGTCTCGATACCTGATGGCTCAGGGAAATTTTTGAGTTCCCTAATTGTAAGGTGTTTTGGGTTACAGCAGAACGGTGAACATTCCTTTTTGCTGAAAATTCTGTACTTACCTGTATAGCCACGGCTCAACCAGAATGCAACCCTGGAGGCAGACTGAGTTTTGCCGCTATGGAACGGGGAGGGGAAGTAGGCGATGGATTCGGTGTTGTTTTTGCGAGTGGCTCCTAACCAAGGCCAGCACTCATCTTCGCCACGGATATCAACCTGTTCCCAAAACCTGCGGACCTGCCAGTACCACTTGTAGTCGAAGTTCCTGACATCAACGGTGCAGCGATTCTTCTGCAGCTCCTCCATGCAATCTAGGCATTCTCCCATGAGTCCAAAGTTGCCTTTGTGCTTGGTAGAGCCTTTGCGGTGCCAGGGGCATTGAAGTTCGTTCGACACGTGATACGAGATCTCGAATTGTCTTGCAGCCTGGGGGTGATCAGAGATCAACTGTTGGATCGATTGATCAACGTGTGTCCAGATCTCAGACAAGTTATCCGTCTTTTTCGTTTCCGCAACCTCTTCATAGGTTTCACGGTTACAGATGCGCCGTGTTGTGTGGTACGGGATCTGGTACTTCTTTGAGAGCGCCATCACCTTGGCGCCTTCATCCCACTCCTTGCGCAGCTGGGTGATCAAGCTGTTGTCGAGGCTTATCGAGCGGCGACGGGTGCTTTCTAGGGCCACGTCCGCTTTCGTCCCCCAGTAGTAGTGGCTGGGGTTCAGGCAGTAGGTGGACTCACAGCAGGCCCTGCGGACGATCACAGCCGTCTCGTCAGCTGGATACATGCCCGCCAGCCCCATCAGCAACGGACGCGCATCTCGGCCCCTGTAGATGGGGCGCGTGCCATGGCTTTTGGTGAACCCGTTAAAGGCGGCGTGATTCAGCTGCTTGAGGCACCAACACCGCTCCCTACCCATGAATTTGACGGCCAGCTGGAAGCTCTTGGCCATGGTCATGGCGTCTGTGGGACCCAACGAGGCCTCCAAAAAGGCTGTCAAAGGAGACATTTCAGTAGGGTGGAAGCGTGTGTGCTGCAAATTGTAAGCCAGATCGCAGTCGTGTCAATGGATCTAGTCTCAACAGCCAAAGGATGAAAAAAAACGCCTTTTTTATTTCTTTCTAAGGATTGCTGGGTTATTCCCTGAGTGCAAAAAACGAAGTCGCTATGAGTTGTACACCCAGAGAATAATCCCCTCTTCCTATAGCGCTAAGTGAAACCCCCTTAAAAAATGATCCTTTGGATGTTGAGCCCAGTTTTCTTGCGCCGCAAAGGGTTTGCTTGGCGTGAACCTTGATAAGGTCCTTCCCCCTAGCAAAAAAACGCCTCAAAATCGTCCGTTTTGAGCGTACATCGGCCTGTTTCGGAGGTCGTCTGCGTAGTGGGTTATTCCCTGAGTGTTTATGCGGAGCCAGTCCGCTTTAGACAGTCAGTGATTAACCCTATATATAAGGTATATCCAAGCGAACCTATTTCTCGGGCTTCGGTTGATAAATTTCCTCGAAAGTTTCAGCGTACGTTTGGGCGCAATGCCAAGGTTCGACGTAACGGCATAGCGATCCGCTGGGATTGCACACCCTGTGCACCTGATTGCCGTGCATATCGTCACCGAATTCGATTGTCGTACCGTTGGGGTACGTCATGATTACGTCCATGACTTTCATTGGCCAATGTTACTATTGTATGAAAGGATTGCTGTATTTCGGTGGCCGATAACGTCTACGATTTCCTAAACAAATTCAAGCTCTCCGACGTGGGTCGTGCTTTAGCTCCTTATTTGAAGCCGAGCGGTCTGCCTGCTTATGCCATGAGCGGCCCCGAGTATCAGCGTCAGAAAGAAGCAGCAATGTCGCCGCTTGAGCGTCGTGCTATGTACGGGCCTCTTGGCGACATGGAGTCCGAGAATATTCCTACTTACGACTCTGCTTCTGGAAAATACATTTATGACGGCATGGTTGCTGATTCGGGTCAGCCGCCCGCAGCTCCCGTCAAGACCTACGCAGCCACGCCCGAGGGTCAGTTTGAGCGCTATTTCAAGACCCCTGAAATGGATCAGTATTTCGGTGGTACCTCCCGTGGTGAAGCTGCTCCTGCTGATGCAGCGGCCTTGGACAAACTAGCGTCAGGCAAGGGAGTTCCAGAAGGTACCGGTATTGCTACCAAGTACCGGGCTGAATCGGCCATGGGTCGCGGAAATATGGACGAAATCGTTGAGGCCATGGGTTACAAGGGCAGCCCGATGGAGACTTGGGCACGTTCCAACCCAATGCTGGCCTTCCGTGAGTACAACAAGAAGTTCCCTGCTGGTGAACCGACAATCGGCCCTACTCCTGCAGCACTCCAAGCAAGTGAAGGTCCTATGACTGCTTTTGGCCAAGAGGTCAAAACTTTCTTCCCTGGTGCTGAGCCTGGTGCAGACGCCGACATGGATCGACTCGAAGGCGAGGAACTCATTGATGCATACAACTACATGAGGGGCCAGAAAGGCGGCTCTCGTGAACCTGTCAGTAATCGAGTTGGCGCTTTCCTTGGTAAATACGGCGATTTAGGAGCTCTTACAAAATGATGTACAACCCTGCTGGTTACGATCCGAGCGGCTTTGGTGTCGGCCCTGACCTGGGCGATCCCCGCCGCCAAGAAAAGCTCCCTGGTGGCTATGCCACTCAGGGTCAGGCTGTCAGCGCTCCGTATGCTGAAGCAAATATGAAAGCGGCTGAGAAAACCAACCCGATGAATGCTGTTTCGCAGGAACCGGGCAAAGATTTTCTTAATGGTTATCTCTCCCGCGCACTGGGTTAAAGGAAGACAATGGGTGACAACGATTTTCCTACGGTGATGGCCAATGGCGGTAAAGGTGTTGGCTTCCTGCGCGAATACCTGCGCGGTTTTCAGAGTTATCAACAGGCAGGTACGGATATTCCTGCTCGGAAGGTCCGCACTGACTACGGCCAAGAGCAAGCCGGTCCCTTAGTTTCCCGCACGATGGTTTCCTGATTATGTCTTTTCAACCCACCGATTCGGCCTATAAAAAGTTCGGTGTTCTTCAGGAGCAGCCTCAGGACATGCGCGACATGTTCCCGATCCGTGATCGTATTGATGCTTTTCTACAAGGGTTAGGTAAAACCGGTGAAGACCTTGCACGCATTCCTCTTGCAGGTAGTCCGCGTACAATCCAGTATTCGCCCCCTGGTGCAATATTGAAGTCACCTGGCTTTGACTCTCCATACATGGATCAGTTACTTCAGCGTGGTTTCAGACCCCTCAGTGCTCCTCAAGCTCCCCCAGTAGGACCACAGCTCCCTGGCTTTGTCTAATGATGCCTACTCGACTCATCAAGAAATACATTGAAGAGTTTGCAAAGTTTCTCCGTAATCAACCGGACTACGATGACTTCGACTACGGCACTGAGGTCATCCCTGGTGATAAAACGTGGGTGAAAGGTAAGAAGTGCGAGAAGTGTCAATCATGTTCTTGTAGAATTAATCATAAGGACGAAAATTGACAGTTAAATGTCTCAGACAAAGACGCAGCTTGTTGAAGGTTTAGATCTTGCAGCGGCACCTGCCGACTCCTTAGTAATCGACTCCTCCGGGCGTGTAGGCATAGGGATTAGTTCGCCTGTCAAACGGCTTCAAGTTTCAGCAGGTGTTTCAGGCGACGCAGCCAACCTGCTGCTGGTAAATACAAACGATACTGATGGCGACACTGCCAGCATTCTTTTTAGTACGACAAATACTGACCAGTTCAACAAAGCAGGTATATTTTTTGAGCGCACTACTACGCAGGCAAGAGGCAGCCTACATTTCTGCACCGAAAATACTGGAGATTCAACCAATGTAAGCAAGGCAAATGCACGGTTGACAATCACCCGCACAGGCGCCGTAGGGATTGGCACTACGAGTCCGCAAGTTAATGTTGATATTGCGCCTGCTACTTCTTCCGCAATCCTGCGGGTTCAGGCGAGAACTGATACCAGTCCCGAAGCATCCATTGAGCTGATGCGTGGTGCTAATACTACCTTTGGTTCAGATACTTATGGTGATTACAGAATTAAAGGCTCAGGTGGAAATCTTATTCTTGAAAAAGGTGCTGATGGATCAACCGCCGAAGTGCTTAGAACTGACGGTGATCGCCTCTTAATTGGCACGCCTAATAGTGAGCCTGTTGGTTTTGATCACCTACTTCAACTTGAACACGGATCAGGGAATAGAGGCATCAGTCTTATTCAAAACACGAACGATGCGTTTGCTTCGCATATTGATTTTGCGAAATCAAGAAGCACAGGAGCCGGAGGAAACACGATTGTTCAAAATGGTGATGGGCTAGGCTCTATTGTTTGGAGAGGTGCTGATGGCAGTGATAAAGCCACAGGCGCTGCATATATTACTTGCCAAGTAGATGGCACACCCAGCAGCAACGATATGCCGGGACGCCTTATCTTTGCTACTACTCTGAGTGGCGCGTCTTCTTCGACGGAAGTGATGAGGATTACGCAGGACGGGCTTGTCGATCTCGGTCATGGCAGTGGGCCTCAAGCGAGATTCCGAACTAATGCAACCAGTTCTCACCAGTTTTCCCGAACATCGAGTGCAACAACAAACCTTACATTTATTGAATTTGGAAGAGCCGGAACAGCTCCAGGTAATTACACACCTGAAGGAGATATTAGAACCAACGGTTCTGGCAACCTAGCATTTAATAATGCCTCCGATATTACTCTCAAGGAGAATATTCGGGATCTTGATAACTGCCTAGAAACAGTTAACTCCCTGCGTCCCGTTCTGTTTGATTGGAAAGAAGAGTACAAAGCAAACTGCACCGATGTGAAAGGTTTTATTGCTCAGGAATTTGAGCAGGTGCTTCCTAAGTCAGTCAGCACAGACGAAAATGGGATTAAATCTATAGCGCCTGAAACTGATCTTTTGCCCTTGCTGGTTGGTGCATTAAAGGAAGCCACAGCCAAGATCACAGCATTGGAAGCCAAAGTGGCAGCACTGGAAGCCAACTAGTCCACGCCACTTCTATGCACAACCTGATTCCAGCTTTGGTGCTACTGCTTATCGCCTTTGCCCTTCCATTTGTCTGGGTCGCGGTAGGTCTTCCTAACCGCCATGGACCTTGGTGGTGGTGGTAAGCCAACTAGTCAACGCCACTACAAGGTGGGCAACCGACCTATTCAACTGGTTGCATCCCTTTTCTTTGAACTAAATGGACAAGCACACCCGCGAGAACTGGAAGAAGATCAAGGATCATCTTGAATCCGTGGGTGCAACTGACAATCATTTCTATAGACGGTCAGTTGCCATTTCTGCAGGGAAAGCCGATCCGATGGATCACCCGTCTATTTCGGATTCCCCTCAGGAAGAATAGTGTCGAACTTGCTGAACTTCTCGTCGGAGGCCCGAACTGCAAGGCCTTTGACGAAAGGACGGCCCTGCTTGCAGAACTGACGGATGTTTTGGAGTCCAAGCTGGTTAGCGCAGCAATCCAAAAGCAACGCGATGAAACGCTTCTGACCAACAGGCTTCGACCCAGTGTCCTCGCAATAGGAGCAGTAGCTGGGATACAGATGAAACTTACTGTTCAGGTAGCGTTCAGGCTCATCCTTCGGTGCCGGGATCTTTTTACCAACAGCGGAGGTTGCATCGGGAGCACAAACGACTTCTGACTGGAGCCATTCGACGAGGTTGTTGCTGTTCAGCATGATCTCGTTGCGGACCCGCTTCAGGGATGGCACCTTTTCGTAGGTATCCAGCAGGTATTCGCGCATTTCCTGCTCCGTCATCGACAGAACCCAGTTGACCAAGCCGGGTAAATAATCCTTCCATAAGCCCCTTACGATGCCATTGTCGAGCTTTATCATCTCTTTGGCTTCAGAGCTCTTGTCGTAGAGAGGCCGATTGAACTCCAAGGTCAGGCGACGGCGGGTCAGGCCGGAGGTGTTGTCGGTGGTCTGGATTGGTTCGTTGGCGCAAACCATGACCATGCCGGTGTAGACAAAAGGCTCGCCGACGTTTTTGTTTTTCTCTTCGTAGCGGAGGTTGTCACCACCGGTCAGGGCCTTGAAGATTTGGGCAGAACCGCCATAACGCTCCGAGTCGTTGATCAGGGTCAGCCGCTTGCCTTTGATCGATGCCACCTCAAACCGCGACTGCTCCAGCTGGTTCAGGGTGGTGCTTCCGTAGTTGCCGTTGCCGACCAGGGCACAGCAGAGGTTGGCGAAGGTGGACTTACCGCGACCACCAGGACCAACGACCTCGAGGAAACGCTGCAGCTCATGGCCGCGTCCCATCAAACACGCACGGAGCCATGCCCGTAAGACCTGTACACGCTCTTCGTCACCGTATTGGGTACGGCGCAACCAATCGATGATTGGACCGGGCTGAGCGTGGGGATCGTACTCAAAGTCAAGGCCCCAGGTCATGTAGTTTTCACGGTCGTGATCCGTGAATTCGCCAGAGCTGATCTCCAGTACACCGTTGCTGAATGCGAGACGGTCAGAATCGTCGTCCCAGTAGGTGTGGGTCAGCAACGCCTGGCTCAGCGAGACAACGTCTGACAGCAAGTGAGTTGTGTATCCGCTTGGAGCCTCAATCTC